GTTGTAATGATATCTGGTTTTTCGGATCCCGCGTGTGAATTTTCTACTAAAAACTATAGAATCATAAACCGCGATGTCTGCCATGGTTGCTTTAGTGATACCTCAATAAAATTTGATAAGGGGGATTGGAATTGGTGTCCGAGGTTAAAGGATACCGAAAGGATGTTTGAATGTACAAAAACAATTACCCCAGAGGTTGTTCAAACCTATATCGACGATCTGATACAAAATCACCTATCTTAACCTCTTTTATTTCTACGGATATATAAACATACAGACCGAGCTTTGTCTGTTAATAATATCTTGTAGATAATGGCTTTTTACCCAGAAAATAGATTTCCAAAAAAAGGTATCCCCGTTTATAACGGCAACGGCGATCAGAGGGATCTTTCGGATCCTAGATTTAGATACCAAGACAATTTGGAGAATACTACCAAGGTTTTTCACCAGAGTACAGATAACTATTTTGGAACCACTGGAGCTGCTATGGCACGTGCTGAGCAACTTGGTTGTAATGGTTATCACACAGCTCTTGCTGACGATGGGGTTTACTATTACTTACCATGTTCTGATGCTACCTGGTATGCTGAAAGAATACAGCAATTCGAAAGCTCATTAAATTTCACATACATAGGTAATTATAGGGTTCTCACTTGGGATAGCCCATTTAACTATGTACAAGCCTTCAATGGGTGGATAATAGAAACAGCAGGTGCTGTTTTGGGTGATCCTGTAAATCTTGGTGATCCAACAGCAGCTATTCCAAATGACATTGCAATTGATTTTAGATATTCTGTTGACGGGAAAAGTTGGTCCCTTTGGGCTAATGTTGGAACTGCATTAACTGGATTTTCTCAGGGTTATACCTCCAACAACGATTCAACAATCTTCTCAATTCCGCTTGATCCTTCAAAACCATTTTACCCGGAATTTAGATTTACTTCCGTTGTAGTAAATACGGACGGAACACTGGCTTATGAGACAGATGAACCTATAGATCCTTCAATAGTAATCCTTGATTTCGATCTTGATCTTACCTATGCTACTGGACCTAGTGGACCTTCTGGTTCAATAGATAACTTGGTTATTAATAGACCTGTACCAAATTGCTCTAATGAGAAGTCAAACAGACCAGTTGTTTTTGATGATTGCAACTACACTTTTAATCCCTATGCAATAAACAAGGCTGTTAACCTGTATAAGGATTTAAGCTTGGTTGTAAACAAGGTATTTGGGTTTGAGACAAATTATTATTCAGTGCAACCACAAGCTAGAGGTAAAGACGTAGTGTTGAAGGAGTATACTTTATTTGATGTTGTAGATGAACAATGTGTGAAGGTAATGGTTCCTTCAAATCAATTTCCAGATAACCGAACAAATTATGATCCCTTCGGAATCCAGTTTGACGAACCGTTCGAGATTCATATAGATAAGACCTATTTCGAAAACATTTTTGGAAGAGGCTCACAACCAAGGAAGAGAGATATTATTTACTTCCCTTTAACCAATAGGATCTATGAAATAAATTCTACCTACTTGTTCAGGGATTTCATGTATTCTCCGGTTTACTACAAAATAGAGCTTAAAAAATATAGTCCTAAGTCTAATACGTATTTCAAAGACCCTGCTTACAAAGAGGAATTAGATGGAATTGCACTTACTACAGAAAAGCTATTTGGTGCAGAGGTTGAAGCTGAAGAGCAAAAAATAGCTAAGCCAGAGCAATACTCCGATAGTACGCAAAGAAGACAAGAGGACCCAACCAGGTCTTATATCTATAAGAATCTTCCTATAGTTGGGTATGATCTCAATAACAACTGGACAATAGTGTTTAACAACTACTACGATATGTCGGATGCTTTTGTTTCTGATTCAGAATTCGTATATCAGCCTAACAAGTATCGAGAAGCACTTAGGTATAAAAACAGACCTCTATTGGAGAGCGATGGTGAGGTATCCTACACCTGTTGGTTTAGTTTGAAGAACTATATTAATGAGGATAGCTTGGCTAAAAAACCATACTCTCCAGCACCAATCACAAAAGTCTCAGAGGATGCTAACCAAATTTTATACAGCTCTCACCCATATAAACACAATTTAACCCCATTTAGGCAATTTTCGGATAACCCGGAAGGGTATGTTGCAATTAGTACTGATGCTAACCATTCGGGAGGATTCAAGGTTCTAACTACTCCTGATGAGTTTAAATTTTCTGTTGCAAATCCAAATCTTCCTTATGCTAAGAATACTGCAAATTGGAAAATGCAAAAGGCACAAGCAAGGAATCTAATTGATGGAACCTATATCGATGGCTCTGGTTTGTTAAAAGGCATGAGGATAGACTTAGTGCATTCTGGTACCAACGATGCTGCAAATAATAATTATGTACAACAAGGAAGCATTGAGATTATCTTAAACGATCTTACGTATGATTCCAGATTGCAATTTACTCCAGAGCAGGGAGAGTGGTATGGATTGGTTGTTAATATAAGTAACAAGTATAAGCAGATGGGAATTAACATCTGGAAAATGTCGTATGATCCAACAAATCCAGGTGCACAACAATCATCAGATTTAGTTAAAGTGCACGAAGATTATAGGACGTTAACCAAATCTTACATTTTTGATGCTCCCTCTGATATTGAGACAAACGTAAACAACCCATTCTATGGGACGGATAATAACGCTTACAAGATTTACACATCCCCGCTCCTTTTATCGAATGTAAGACTGTTTAAGAACATGATAGATATTGATAAACAATCAATTGTCCTTAACCAGAACACTGTAAGGGATGAACAACTAGCATATATTATAGATAACGCTAAACCACAATTGATCCTACCTAAATTCGCAAGAAATAGGTAATTAACAGAATTGATATGCCAAGAAGAAAACCGAAACCAGAAAGGGTAGTCGAAGAAAAGATAAAAGAAAGTCTTGATTCTATACTGCAAGATGAAAATCTTGATTTTGATGCAGTAACAGCAGATGAGCTTCCTAGGCTAAAAACCACGGAACTTATGAACTTTAGTGAGGCTACTCAAACTACGGGTACTGATGCTAAGGGAGTTCTTGATTCCATAGTTAAGTTTTATCTTGATGAGAACCTCATAGACCAAACCGATTACATCGAATACAAGAAGAAGATTGATTCGATGAACATCGCCTCTATGATGCTTCAACTTAAAACTGCACAGCACGCTATAACCAAGCTACTTGAAGAAATAGATCTTGGAAACGCCAATCCAAGAATGTTTGAGGTTCTTGCACAATTGCAATCTCAAATTATGCAAATGCCTAAAGACTACCAAACATATGTGCAAAAGATGGAGGATGGTTACAAATCAATAGCTACCCAATTGGAGGAAAAAAGCAATTCAGGATCATTTCAACTTGAACCTGGAGAAGACGGAAAGAATGTCTATAACCCATCCACTAACGAATCTGGGGGAATTAAGGTTAGAGGAACTAAGGGATTAATGGAGGGTTTAAGGGATATTATAGGGGCTGAAATTGAGGATGTAAGGGTTGAGGATGTTGACGATAACGCAGTAGTAAATGCTAAAAAGAAAGCAGAAATCGATGCAAGCAGAAACATCTCTTTGGATGAAGAAGATACTGGCTTGGAGGTAGAAGATGATTTATTTGATTAACAATGGCCGAAAAAGAAGAGAAAGATTCCAATTACTGGAGTACCAAAAGAATAGAGGAACTTCTATTTAGGGTTGAAGAGGAGGGGCTTGATTACAAGTCTGTTGATAACCCCTTTCATGATGGTGACCCAGAGCTTAAGATGTCAAATCTTTTGTATGAGTATACACAAGACGAGATTTTAGAGATGGAAAGATGCGCAAAAGATGTTGTTTATTTTTCTAAGTACTGTAGGGTCATGACTGATGACGGTCTTTTTTATGTAAAACTTCGTGACTACCAAGAATCAGTTCTCCGTGAGTATCAAGCTAATAGATTTAATATATTTTTAGCACCTAGACAGGTTGGAAAATCAATTACTTCAGCTATTGTCCTTGTTTGGTATCTTCTTTTCAATCACGATAAAAATGCAATGATCTTAGCAAACGTTGGTTCTACTGCAGAAGAACTGATGGATAAGATCAAAGCAATAGTAAGAGGTCTGCCGTGGTTCTTAAAACCTGGTATGGTAGTAAACAATGTGATGTCTATGAAGTTTGATAACGGGTGTAGAGCAATTGCAAAAACTACTACAAAAACATCCGCAATTGGTTTTACAATTCACTTTCTTTATATGGACGAATTTGCTCATATCCACCCAAATTTTATAGAATCGTTTTTTAGATCAACATATCCTACAGTATCTTCTTCTAAGGTTTCTAGAATTATTATTACATCAACCCCAAATGGAATGAATAAATTCTATGAAATTTATAAAGGTGCTGTTGATGGTGAAAATAGCTTTAATCCTATAAGGGTTGATTGGTGGCAAGTTCCCGGAAGGGACGAAGAATGGAAAAAACAAGAAATCGCTAACCTAGGTTCTCAAGAATTGTTTAATCAGGAATACGGCAACCAGTTTTTAAGTTCCTCTACATTGCTTCTAGGATCTAACGAGCTTAAAAAAATTAAAGCAAACGAGGTTGAATATGAATGGAGGGACATTGATGTTCTAGAGGATGTTGGACTTCCGTATGACAATTTTAGATGGCATCCAAAATTCAGTTTGAATACTGATACTCTTTTCAATAATAGATTTGTTATTTCGATTGACTTAGCTGGTGGCGGAAAGGGGGATTTTACAGTTCTTAATATTTTTAAGGTGGTACCTCTGCCAAAAAAAGTAATAGAGGCCATGGATGATTTCCAAGATGAGTCTGACTTTTTCGGGCTTCTACAGGTTGGCATTTATAGGGATAATGAAATTGAGGTTGAGGATTTTAAAAAAATCCTCGAAGCCTTGGTTGTTAAGTTCTTCAATCCAGAAAATGTAAGGGTACTTTTAGAGATTAACTTTAAAGGTGAATTGCTTATAGACAAGCTCATTTTAAATGACGACTTTCCTCTCGAAATCTTTGTACACACAAAGCACACAGAATCTGCTAGGACGAGAAAGCCTGGTATAAAGTACAACGAGAAAAACAAGATGAAATACTGTGAGATTCTTAGATCTCAGATGAGGATGAATAGGGTAATAATAAACGAATCTACTTGGACTGTACCTGAGTTATTCTCTTTCGGTCTTAACACTAGGGGAACTTATTCAAGTCAATCTGGACACGATGATGTAGCAATGACGATTGTAAATCTTTCTGGGATGTTTGAATCCTCCGATTTTTATGATCTTGTTGGTGAATTGTATGATGAGCTTGGTGAATCTACCTACCGGGATCTTATAGATCTAAAGATGGAAGAAAATAGTGAGGATGGAGCATCAACCAAAGAGGGAGGGTTCTATAGCTCTTTCAGTCAGTTGCTCTAAATAATTTGCTTTTTCCGATATATACAATTACTAACCGAGTAGCATACAAAAATGCTGGTTTTGGTTTAGATATATAGTAGGCAAAAATATCTCTTGTACAATAATGGCAAAGAAAATCAAACTGGATTTATCCCAATTTAAAGCATCAGGAGTCTATACGCTTGAGTTTGACGCTTCAGAAAACGTCATTCTTACGTCTCAGACTATAAGATTGGTGGTGGGATTTTCGAATAAAGGACCTTTTAATGCTCCCGTGTATTTACCGGATGTAACTACAGCGGTAGCAATTTTTGGTGATATAGATAAGACTTTAGAGGCTAAAGGATCTTACTTCCACCGCTCAATATTTGCGTGTTTAAATACTGGCCCAGTATTTGCTCTGAATTTGTTGAATTTGAATAATGATATAGATAGCCCTACAGCTGATGTGGTTAACTATTTTGGTTATTCGATTGATACTGAGCAATCTAACGGGGTTCTTACCTCCAGGCTATATTCCTCCTTCTATAATAAGGAGAGATTTTGGTTTGCTGATACCGATTACTTCTTAGCTACACTTTCTGCTGTAGATACTGGTAGACTTTTTAACCTTGTTAACCTTGGTAAGGAAGCAATAAGTGTCATTGTTAGGAAATCAACTGATGCGGTTCAACCTTTACAAGGATATGATGTTTTTGCCTTAGATTGGTATGGAGCGGACAACGTTCCTAGCTTCATGCACCCATATGATTACATTTCGGATTACTTTATAGATGTTATCTCAGTATCTGGAGATTGGACTGATTACGAGACACTATCTTTAGACCCTAAATGGAGTTCATACTTTACAAGAAATGGATTTATAAAAAGCCAGATCAACAATTTCTTATCACAACCTGATGTGAATATTGTTACTTCAACCACAGGATGTTTAATCCCAGATTTTGTTGACCTGAATGGTAATAACCAATACATCCAAACGCTTATTAACAATAATACTCCTTCTACCGGTTTATTCTGTGCTGTTGATGAGGATGCAATGGATGATATCTGTACTAATCCTTATAAGATTGACCTTGTAGGACACCACTTAATTGACGAGCTTACGGCAGATAGGGACATTGTTGATGCAAGACTTAATTTCTTAAGCTATGATCAGAATCTTACTGCTGATTACCTATACTCACAAAATGTTACGACAATAACCGATGCAGCTACTGGTGCTAGTGGATCATCACCGGATTCTATAAATGTTGGTACACTACTAACTATTGGAGCTACCTCTACATATGGTGTAGGAGCAACAGCTTTCGATGGTTATGATCCTTCCCTTAAGTATGGAGGTTTACATTATGTAGTAACTAACAGCGGAGTTACCGGTGCTTCCCTTACTACAGCAGAGAAAAACGAATTGGTATCTTTTGCAACTCCAAGCGCTACCTCTTCGCCTTACATTATGGGTAGAGTTACTGGTTTATCTGGGTTAACTGGTTCAGTTATAAACCAATTCTCCGAAAATGACCTAGTAAAACTAAGAGTGTCTGGTGTTATTCAAACGGGTGGAGAAGTGCTCCTAACATGGACACACCCACTTGATACTGCATCATACTCTGCTCAAGGTGTCTCCGTTACTCCATATAGCAATATGGTGGGAGCTACATCTGGAAACATTTCTGCTGACTATTATCAATTTGCATCTTCTGATTATTTAGATATTACATCAGTTAGTTCAGTAACCGGTGGAACAGCTAGTAACGCCTTAACTGGACAATTGTCTACAGCATTCTACCAGGACTTGCTTTACGGTGAACTTGAGGATGGAGACCAGATTTGGTTAAATGAAACTGGAAGTTCCATTAATTATATTTCATACGAAAGCACAATTGATAGAGACCAATTTGCTGTAGCATATGCTAGGCAGTTTGATAACGTTGCTAGACAAAATCCAGACAATTTGGTAGATTATACTGCATTCTCCACGGGTTTACCTGGCAGCAAACCTTTTGCTTCTGACAATATTGGTCTTCCAGTAGCTGCGGGTAAGACTGATATAGTTTCATCTGTAGGCTCTATTAACCAGTTTATTGATGTGATAACACAAATAGATCCGACTAATTTCACTATATCTTCTTCACCATCATCCCCAATATCTGTTGGTGATCTTATAGTATCTACTGACCAGGATATTTGTGAAACCGTTGGTAGTAATAGACAATATAGGTTAACGAGAGTTACCTCGGTTGCTCAAACAACAACACCAAACGTTGTGCAAGTAACAACTGCAAGGCCTCTTTATTACTATGCGGGGAGTCCGATTCAAGTTCAGAAGTTTAAGTCAATACCTCAGTTTACTAGGTCTTTCGACTTCACATACCTGAATGGGTTTACAATGAGGGATTCCCACAGGCCAAATGGTACTGATGCTAGAGTATCTGAACTACTGGATGTAATGTACAACACAAACATTGCAGCGACACTTGCTGCTAAGGATGTGATCTCGTTCAGATACATCGTAGATACCTTCAGTGGTCAGATTTTGCCTAACTCTAAATATCAGCTTAGTAAGTTGGCAATGATGAGACAGAAGGCTCTTGCTTTAATTAACGCTCCTTCGATGGAGCAGTTTAGGGAGTCAACAGACCCTAGGTTTACTGATGCACCAACACAAACTAACCCGTATCCTTCACTGAAGGCACAATATATTTCGGAAGGTGGTAACTTATCTCTTAATCCTTCTTACACTTTCAGTTTACCTACTGAAGATCAAGGAGCCAAATACGCTGCTTTCTATACGCCATACTTAACGGTAAGGGAAAATAATAGAAATGTAAACGTTCCTCCTGCAGCTTATATCTCCAACAACTTTGTTAGAAAATTTGCTAATGGCGAACCTTACAGCATTATAGCAGGTCAGAAGAGAGGGGTAATCTCAGGACAAAACCTTGTCGGACTCGAATATGATTTCACTGACGAAGATAGAGGATGGTTGGAGCCAGTAGGTCTTAACCCTATAATTAAGAAGAGAGGCCTTGGTGTAGTTGTCTTTGGTAACCAAACAGCTTATCAAACTGTTAATTCGGCATTTAATTTAGTACACGTGAGGGACCTTCTCATCAGTGTTGAGAATGACGTTGAAGAGATCATGGCTAACTACCTATTTGATTTCAATGAAGATTCTATAAGACTAGAGATCAAAACCCTTGTAGATAACTACTTAGATGGAGTTAGAGCTGGTGGTGGTATTTATGCTTACCAAGTAATCATGGATTCTTCTAACAACCCTCCTTCTATTATCGATCAGAACATCGGTATTATTGATGTAATTATCGAACCTGCTAGAGGTATTCAGAAGTTCATAAACAGAATTACTGTTACAAGAACTGGTGGTATCGCTGCTGGAGGATTTATCCAATTCGCTTAATTTCAAAAAATTGAAAATTCGGATAAATATAAAAAAAGGACAAGACTAAATGGCTGGTTTACCACATTACCAAAATTCCATAAACTCGGTTAATAAATTTGAGCCGGTTTACCTTAACCAATTTGAGGTAAATGTTATACCACCTGCGGCTGTTTCTGGAGGTCCAGTGCTACTAGAACAAGTTGTTTCTGTAAGTGGTTTGGATGTGGATAAAAACCCTAGCTTTGTATCTCAGAAATATAAGTTTGCAAAGAGGAACTATGCTGGAGGTAAACCAGATACAACAACTCTGGATCTTGGTTTAAAGTTTACTGTCAACCTTGACGATGCTAATTCAATGTACGTCTTTAAGACGATGAGACAGTGGACTGATTTAATTTACAATCCATTGACAGGGGCGCAAGGAATTAAAGCAGATTATACTGGGACAATCGTTGTGTCTGTCTTCAATAAAAATGGTGATGTATTTAGGAGAATTACTCTTAAGGATTGCTTCCCACTAAAAGCAATTGATCCTATGGAGCTAGAATACGTAAATGGTACTACGCTCTATGAGATTAATATGACTTGGGCAGTTGATTACTGGGACGATTTATTCCTATAAAATATAACAAAGCATAAATGGCAGGTTTACCACATTTTAACAACTCTAAGGCAGCAAGGAATAACTACGAGCCGGTTTTCTTAAACCAGTTTGAGGTTCTTATAACTCCACCTAACGGTATCAATCTTGCTAATACTACATTTAAGGGTGAGAATATACTTACTCAGCAAGTGAAGAGTATTTCTGCCTTACAAGTTGATATACAGCCAGCTGATGCTGTTACCCAATATTACAAGTTTGCTGAAAGAAGGTATGCTGGTGGTGAACCATCTACATCTGATGTACAGTTTAATATGTCTTTCGAAGTGAACCTTAATGAGGACAATTCTATGGTTCTTTATAAGGTTTTAAGACAATGGTCTGATTTAATTTACAATCCATTAACTGGAGCAATGGGTCTTAAAAGAGATTATGTTGGTTCTATGGTAGTTTCTGTTTTTAATAAACAAGGTGATGTCTTCAGGAGGATAACACTGAACAATTGTTTCTTGGTAGAGCCAATTACTCCAATGAACCTTTCTTACGATATCGGAGATGCTCTTTATACCATTGATACTACATGGAAGTCAGATTACTGGAACGACCTATTCCTTTAATACGGAACTTAACTCCAATTTTTTTCTATAATTTCTGGTTTTTTTATACCAACGGTATATAAAGAAAATGTCAAATATGTCCGATAATAACCTTTCTCCAGAAGAAATACTCAGGGAAAAAGAAATCGCTGGTGGTATTAAATATGATGAACCAGATGGCTTGAATCTGGATACAGAGCTACAAGAAAATATTTATCCAGAAAAGCAGCCCGAAAATACAGAAGACCCTCTTGGTAACATTCATGAAGGTAAAGTTGAAAGTCAACCTTATGTGCAAGAGGCCGAATCTAAACCATTAGACCTTGGGTGGAAAAACCTCCCGATGGGGATGTTACCCTCTCAGGGATTATTTTATCCGGAAGCAACAAGAATAGCTATCAGACCAGCGGAGGTCAGGGAAATACGACAATTCTCAACAATAGATGAGGATGACATGCTAGATATAGATAACAAGCTTAATTTCATTCTTGAGGCATGCTGTAAAGTTAAGTTTGAGGAAAACGGAGGTCTTGTGTCTTACCGGGACCTAAAGCAAGAAGATAGGTTCTTTATCATCATGGCTATAAGGGACTTAACTTTTGTTAAGGGGGAAAACAGGATTATTGTAAACCCTGAAGGTGGATGCACTACAAAAGGATGCTCTGGGATGGAAGGTATTGAGCTTAGAACTGGTGTGTTGAGCAATTATGATATAGATCGGGATTTGCTTAAATATTATTCCACTACCGAAAGAGGTTTTGTTTTCCCTATTAGAAGAATAGGGAAAACTATAAAAATGTCGCCACCGTCAATTGGTGTAACAAAAGCAATATCATCTTTTGTTGCTGATTGTGTTGCAAAGGGTGAAGAAGTCGACAAGAGTTTTATAAAAATAGCTCCATTTTATTTTAATGATTGGAGAGGTCTTGATTATTTTAAAATCAAAGAGACTATGGTTTCTTCTTTGGAAGAATGGACAAAGGAGGAGTTTTCTGCTTATTTTGAATTAGCAGAAAAAATCAAGATAGGAACAAATCTAAGGGTAAGAGTAAAATGTGATTCTTGCGGTGCTGGGGAGGTCACCGCTCCAATTTACTTTCCCTCCGGGTTCAGATCTCTTTTCGTTATTTCAGATATCTTTAGAGAATTATTTTGATCTCAAGTTCCGTCTTTGGAGAGAACACACAATAGATCCTAATTGGCTAGAGTCAGTTCCTTTTTATGAATATCAGATTTGGCTAGATAAATTAAACGACTCTGTTGAAGAGGAGAACAAGAAAAAACTCCAGGAGAGTGGCCAGACCGAGGTCTTTAGCTTTAACAATAAGTGATAATCGTTAATGTCTGATATATAATCAGAAAATAACCCAATCTGTTAATGGTAAACGGATCTGACAAATTGCTAAGAGAACTTACTACTCTTTCTTCAAATTTTGATTCACTTTATCAAGAGCTTAAGGAATCTACTAAGGCTAATATAGAATCCTCCGAGAGTATAAAGAATCTGACAAGTGATATTAAAAAAGGAGCTATGCCCAGCGGGCAAGATTTGGAAAAGGCTTTTAAGGGATTTACCGAGTCTTTTACTAAAACGATAACTTCTGAGAATGATAAGCTCATCAGCGATTTAAAGGATAGTATTTCCAAGTCTCTTATTGAATCCTCCTCTAATTTTATTTCAAATTTACCTAGTCAAATTGCACAAGTAAAATCCGGAGAGCCAATAGATTTTAAAGGTATCCTGAGTAGTGGTGTAAAAAATGTTTTCTCTGATGTTATACCAAAAATTCCTGGACTGAAACAGGGTGGTACTGTTGAGGGTGATGGTATTGCGGTTGTTGGTGAGGGTGGACCAGAGCTTGTTAAGTTAGATAAAGGCAATAAAGTTAGGACTATGGAGCAGCAGATGATGGATATGATGCTTGCGGAAGAGAGAGAAAAAAATATAAAACTTGGAAGAATTGTACAACAAAACCCATTGCAAGCTGCACTTTCTAAGATTACATCCGACTCAAAGCTTATTAGCGAGTTTATAGAGTATTCTAAAAATGACCTAGACGAAAGTGACCAGCAGGAGCTTTTGGCTGATCCTGATTACCTAAAGGATGAATTTGATTATTTCCTCAGCGAAAGAGACCGAGAATATTTTACTCAAGAGGATCTTCAAAAGTTATCTTCGGCCTCGAATGCTCCTAAGGTAGAGACGATAAAGGATACAGAGGTTCTCAAGACTCCAAACCCAAGCGTTCCTAAAGTGGAGACAATAAAGGATACCGAAGTTCTCAAGACCTCAACACCAGTTGTACCTCAAAAATCTGAGGTGACGCCTAAACAAGATTTGGTTTCAGAACAATCTAAACTTAAGTCAGGTATATCCGGCGTAAATGATATAACAGCTTTGGTTAAATCAAAAATAGAAGATGCAAGGAAAAAAGGATCTGATGCTATGAGTCAAGTTGTAAGTACCTCGCAAGAGCTAAAGGAGAGAGTAACAAAACCATTTAATAAAGAAAGCGAAGGTAGTGGTGGTTCTAGTGCTAATAAATCTTCTAATGCTTTGGAAAAAATTAATCAAGCAACCGCAGCTCTGAAAGAATCCTCTTCTCCAACAAGCAGTACACCAGCAAAAAAGTCAAAAGAATCTTCTGCATCAAATACTCCTGCATCTTCCGACACAATGACTTCTAAGGACGTAAAGGAGATGAAATCTTTGCTTGCTTCGATATACCAAGCACTTAGATCACCGCTAACAATTGTTAACGACGTTCCGTTTAGACCAACGTCAAACAATTTCTAGCAATTGTTTATAACTTCATTTTTTCCCAACGTGGGAAAACGTTATATTTGTTTCTCAACTACTTTTTAATCCTGAACCGAGAATGGAAGAAGCATTTATTGATCCCTCTGATTTTTTCACCAAAGAAGATCTAGCAAAAGGAGATTATTGGATAGCAAGTCCAAGCCTTAGCAGAGTTATTACCTCGGATGATAATTTCAAAGAAATAGACGAAACCTTTTATTCCATTAAGGATAGGAAGATGGATAGGGTCTATCTAGAAATGGCAAAGGTGTGGGCTACTAATTCTTATTGCGAAAGGATGAAAGTTGGTAGTCTTATTGTGAAAGATAAATCTATTATATCTGACGGCTATAACGGTTCACCCACAGGTTTTCCAAACGTCTGCGAAGATTCATCTCACGTCACTTTACCTCATGTATTACATGCAGAGGCTAATGCGATTACTAAGTTGGCTAAGAGTACACAAAGCTCTGATGGTGCGACACTTTATGTTACAGTATCTCCTTGCTTTGAATGCTCTAAACTTATTATTCAGAGTGGGGTAAAAAGATTAGTGTTTAAGGAGTTATATAGAAAACTCGAATCGCTTAAGTTTTTATTCGACGCTGGAATTGAACTTGTTAGATTAAATAATAAATAGGAGGTAAAAAAGGAAATTACTGGGGGAATCAAAAATGGCAAAAGAAAAGAATATTCAAGTTTTAGCTGAAAGCTTCATTCAGACTAAAGGAGAGAGGGAATTCCGGCCTCTCTATGAAAGGGTAAAACCCGGAGTACTAAACCACTGTTATGGAATTCTTAAAGACTTTGAGTTGGCCGAGGATGCTTTCTTAAATGCAATGTCAAAAGTATGGCAGAAGATAGATCAATATGACCGCGAGAGGGGTAACTTTTCTACCTGGTGTTATAATATAGCTAGGAACGAATCTCTTTTACTTCTTAAGAGCAGGAAGCGATATATTTCACAAACTTCTGAAGAGATGGAGTACACTTCGGCGAAAGCTGAGGAAAGAAACCCTTCTTATGATATAGAAGACGACCCTCTCTGGGAATTTCTTTGTGGAGGAAATGATATTGACGATGTTTATGAACAAGTCATCGATGAGATCAAAGACCTTCCTCTTATCTATCGGGATATTATGATTGATCGTGAGATTAATGGAATGAAATACAAAGATATAGCCGATAAGTATGGAATAAAGAAGAGGTCTATTGCTACAAGAATTAGAAGAGCCCGTACTAAAATCCGAAAGAAAATGGAGGATGCTATGGGAAAATCTGATTTTAAATAATGGGAAGAATACTAGCTATATTTAGGATATTAAAGATCATTAGGGAGTTAAGGGTATACTCCCAATACAGGTCCACTGTAAAGGATGAGAGCATGAACTCTCCCTTTTGGACACGGTTGAGGCTGAGACATGATTGGCTTGGTAGAATTTACACTGTTGTAAATTTACCGCCGGAGGTAACACAATCTAGGGATTTCCCTGTCGATGCAAGACCTGCCTACGTTTTTGAAGAGATTAAATCGGTAAACGACTACTTAACTAAGCTAAATTTGCAAGAGATTATTACTCCCGTACTTAAGCCTCTACCTGAAACAAACGGGGATTCCTATTTGGTTATTTATTACTTCTTTTTTAGGCATTTGTCTTGGCTTTGGATTTTAAGATTTTTATTAGAGGTAACTGCTATTACTTTTGTTTTTTTGAAATTGGAATTAATTATAACTTATTTGGGATTTGCTTAATTTAGAGAAGACAAAACAGGATTATCAAAAGAAGCTAGATATTTTTAAGGACTCTAGATTTATTTTTAACGAGTCTGTTCATACATATCATTTTGATGGGGTCAAATATGATTCTGTTACTACCTTTCTTAAAAAGTTTAAAGTCCCCTTTGATCGTGAGTATTGGGCTAATAGAAAAGCCGATGAAAGAGGTGTAGACGTTTCTGTTATAAAATCCGAATGGCAAGAAAAAGCGAATGTTGCAAATGCTCTTGGAACCAAGGTTCATAAGTGGATAGAAGATTACTGGACAGGATTGGATCCTGAAATGCCAGAAGACCCGGAAGTTAGGAGTAGGGTCGAAAAATTCTTAGTCCTTAGAGATGAAAGATTTACAGACCTTGTGCCACTGGAGTCTGAGTTAAAGGTATTTTCGAAAAAATGGAGATTAGCTGGAACCGTGGATCAACCCTTTCTTATGTGGGACAAGAAAGAAAATAAGCTTTTGTTCCTCATCGGTGATTGGAAGACCAATAAGGAATTTAAGGACGATAATCATCCAAAGGGTAGATTCAAAAAACTTTTGCATCCTTTCGTGGATCTTTATGAGAATTCTCATAATGAATATTCCATACAAATTAGCCTGTATAGGCTAATAATAGAGGAAGAAACCGGATTAGAAACCCATGGAGGTTTCCTTTGCCACATTGGGCCTCAAGACAAACCTAAACTATATCCTGTAAAAGACTTACGAGAAAGACTTAAGATATATTTGCAACATAATCGGGAAGAATTCGATGTTTTCGATATCTCCGAGTGAAACATTACTGTTTAAATAACTAAAAAATAAAAAGAAATCAAATGGCAAAGTCAAAAAAACAAACACAGCCAAAAGTAGTAGAACTAGATGCTGACCAACTTGCAGATTCAGTGGGTGAAGAAGCTCTTTCTCGTTTAAATGAGGGAAGGATTAAAGCTGCTGAGGAAAACCTAGAAAATGCAAAAAAGAGAGTAGCTACCAAAGTTTATGCAGTCCAGTTTGAATCAATGGATCACATAGATAGATTTATCAGTTTTATGGAAAATGAGGCAGAATGGAAAGAAAAGGAGTCTCTTGGCGTTATTGAAATTTGTAAGGTTTTGGATAATCTAAAATCTGATGGCATTAAGAACAATATACTTTACTTACAAGCTTTGCCTTTAGAAGCAAGTCACTATTTTATATCTAAGCAAAGTGGTAAAGGACTTAAAGAAGCTAAGGAATTTATTTCCCTTTTGAAGCCTTTTGAACAAGGCCTGGAATCTGCAAAAGCTGATGCAAGAGAGATTCAGGATTTAGAAAAAGAACTCGCCGCAGCTCAACAGGGGCTTGAATTAGCCTAGAGCACACTATACAAAACCATTATATAAAATAGGCCTTGAGTGATCTAGGCCTATTTTTTAGTGTATATGGATTTGGGTTAGATATATAGTAAAACTAAAATTGTAAATAATCATGGTACAAAAGATTAAAGACAACTTCCAATTCATAGTATTAGGATTTCTAGTATTGGTTTTTTTCAGACAGTGCGGGGTAAACAGAGACATCGACCGTATTGAAAAGGAGCTCAAAGCATCCAACACAGAATTAAATACCAAACTTGACTCGATCAACACACTTACAAAGGCTGAGATCAGGCATGAGATGAATCAGGTAATGTTTCAGTTCCTTATTTATGAGGACGATTTTGATAAGAAGAGAATTTCACTTTCTGAGATTAAAAATAAGATAGAAGAGAGTGAAGAGTAAATCAAAATTGGTAAGCGGGTTTATCATAACTACTTTTGTGTCTCTGTACCTTATGGTGTCTGTGATATCCACTATCCACGTTATCGACTTCTTTAAGCTTTCCAATCCTACTTGGTTAGCAATTTCGTTAGCTATTGCATTTGAGGTTGGTGCTGCAGCTTCCCTTGCTTCTTTGATTGCAATGGAGAAGATGAACAAATCCCTTGTATGGTTCCTATTCATACTTTTAACAGCAATGCAGGCTATGGGGAACACGTACTATGCATTTGTTAACCTTGGTGATTATAGTTCATGGTCTGAGCTATTTGGCTTGATTGAGGAGGAGAGAGTTTTCCAAAAGAGAGTGCTTTCAATTGTTTCTGGTGCTATTTTACCTATCGTAGCACTTGGCTTTATCAAGTCACTGGTTGACTATATTAAACCAGAGGAAGTTGAAATAGATGGTGGTGCATCGGATGATTCTTGGAATTCATCAGTTGACACCGGGTTGGATGATGCTGATGATATAAGCGAACCTCTAATTTATGATTCTTCTTTAGATATGATTAAACCTGATGTTATGTCTTCACCTGTCTATGAAGAAGCACCTCAAGATGATTTCTATGGAGCACAAGCTATCGAAAAAGAAATTGTGGAAGAACATGCGGAGGTTAAAAATTCAATTATGGAGGATAACGTTGAGGTAGTTAATGTAAATGCGAACAAAATAAACCCGCGTATTAGACCTAAAGTGGTAGAAATGCCGGAAAATCCCGACATAAACCCTACAAGACTTTAAGATGAGTGCAAATATAGGTGACAATTTAGAAATCTTCGGGGGTGGATCTAGTAAAGGTGGAACTGGATCAGGCACTCCTTTCGGCTATGGCGATAGTAACCCAGCATTAACGACAGGTCAGTCTGGTCCTTTTGATACTAGATATACGTTAATTGCTAACACTCCTGGGTCTATGAGAAGAGTAAATCTTACCTTCTCAAACTATAACGATCCACACGAGGTAAGGATATTTCAGACTTCGATGAATGTTACCTATCAAGCAGATATAGATGAAAAATTAGATCTTTCTGAATATTTTCACCCTTTACAGTCATTTTCAGGATACCAGAGACAATCTTTTGTGATCTCCCCTGACACCTCTATTAATTTGGATCCTGGGGATTTTGACACTACTCTGGGTGAAGTAAGTCTTGTTATGGCAAGAGCTCATTATTATGCTGATGCTGAGGAAGACCAAAGACTTCTCTACTGGCATTATAACAGTGGATTAAGATACATTATGTCTGATATGATGATGCTTACAGGCCAAGTTAAACCTGATGCTTCCTGGAAGGGGTGGCAAACTCTGCCTGATATGGATGACCAGGTTGGATATACTGGGGCAGCTACTGGTGGATTTGTATTTTCAAATCCTACTGAATATCCGGTTAAACTTACAATATTAACAGCAAGCTAATGGCAACAAGACCTATTATATGTCCACCTCAGCCTATTGAGGGATTTCTTTTTAGAAAGGATAAGTTTGTTCTGGAGGAGGATTACAATATCACCAATTTTTTTGACTTTAGTGACTTACGGGATGAGGTAATTTCCTATTCAAGACTAAAAGTAACCCTTAAAAGGAATAAAAGTGTAAAGATAAGTCAAACTGACATTGGGGACTCTAACGGATTTGTTAAATGGATAGCAGTTAAGGTAAAGTACCCAGCTCCTAGAAATCCGATTCTTTATGGATCCCAGACACCTATTATACCGGGAGTCCCAACTCCAACAAACGGTACCCCTCAAGTCAAGAAATACATCTATTGGACATATAGAGGAAATACATATAATGTCGGGGAACTAATGATTCTAACTGGTGGAAAGTTAGGGTCAACAGATTCCGAAAAAACCGGATGGAACCTCAGTGAGGATTTCCTGCCGTATGAAGACGGAGGAATTACGTTCAGCAACCCTCACACTGACATTGACGTAAAGCTTGAAATTATTATAGCAAGATAAGTTTTTCCAAAAAATATGATTTGGAAGAATATATAATGGAAAAGTTTCAATATCACAGGTGTGATATATAGAAAGCAAAAAAACACAAGTAGAATGGACTTACTTAATCAATTAAAAACTCTTAGGGAAACAACCACTAACCCTGAAGTTAGATCGATTTGCGAATCCCACATTAATAAAATACAAAATGGGGAATCTGTAAATGAATCCGCAATCCTTGAATCTGTTGACCAGGTAGTAAAGGAAAGTGAAGGCGAAACCGCTGCAAATCCTATCGAAATGCTAAGACAGCAAGAAATAGAAAGATCTAAATCAGCAGCTCAAAAACTAATGGAATCTTGGGGTGGTATTGGATCTAATACCTCTAAAAATTCTGGATCTTATGTAGATGGTAAGAAAGATGATTCTGTTGAAGTTACTAATATTTCTGAGAGTCTTAAGGAGGTGGCAGAAAAGGATCCTTCAGCTAAAGCATTCATTGATTCACAGGCAGTTAATAATCTTGGTGTATACGAGTCTATTCTATCTTTGAAAGGCACTGGCATTTACGAGCATCCGAATGTAAAAATCCTTTGCGAGAAATTTACTCATCTTTTAAAGAACAATAATACCCCTGAATTTTTATTAGCTGAGGCATTTGTCCAGGAGCTACAAAACTTCAACTGGGATAACAAAGTAAAATCAGCAGTAGAGACAATTAAGGAAAACGTCGCTTCGCTAAGACCTGAGATTGAGGTTTCAAAGGCTTTATATTCTATTGAAAAGAACGCTGGTGCTGATTTCTATTCTCCAGTAACAGAATCTCTGAATAAGTGGTTGATATCAGAGAATAAGTCCGTTTCACTTTTGTCCAAAGAGATCTCGAGATGGTCTTTTAACCCGACGGTAAGAAATCTTGTTAATACGCTTTCTTTAATGGAATCCTCAGAGTCTAAGCTAAGTATACCGGTTAACAATGGTAATTCTTCTGTGAGGAAAGTTTATTCTCCAGTACACGTTTCTGGTGGTAAGACAGTATTTACTATTGGTAGTAATGTATTTGAAGGTAATTCTGAGGGAATCAAGAGACTCTCGAATGTTGAATACTCTGCTCTGCCAGAGTCATTTAAAACTTTGTTAGGGTCATTTTACTCTCCGATGGTTAAAATTAACGAAAGTGGACTAAGTTTCTATGTTGGAAACAGCAGCTTCAAGATTGTGGAAGAGTCTGACTCTGTATCAATCTATTCTAAAGAGAATAAGATTAACTTTAGTGACACAACTCAATTGGCAAAGCAGATAGCATTAGAAATATCTGGAAGCTTGGGAGTTAATGAGTCGAAAGCAGTTTCTGACATCATTAATCTTTATGAAAACTTCTCAAATGTTGTTGAGCTTGATTTTGCTAAAAGGTTAGAATCTAAAGTTTTCGAAGGTGTATCAGTAAACTTGATTAAATGGAACTCAAACCTTTATCTTAACAGGATCAACGAAGGAATGAACGAGAATTCTTTATTCCAAGTAAATGGTACGCAAGCTACTTCAATGGTTAAGGATCTTATGAAATATGATATTTCTGAAGGATTAACTGAATTCTTGGACGGTGAGAATAGAATTAAGTCAATTATGCTTAATGATAGAAAGCAAATTATTGACAATATCGCTATTGTAGAAAATGAGATCAATAAGATCTCACAAGCAATGGCTACCAACCCACTTTACGAAAACTCTAAGGAAATGGCAAGAGCCAAGCATATGCTTGAGCAGGAGCTATCTTCGCTTAGGAAAAAATGGTCGGCTGTTAACGAGGAGATCGAAAAAATAGAATCTTCTTCTATTGAAATGGAGGATTTAAACGAGGATCAAAAATTCACCGTTGGTGATTACGTAAAGGTAAAGGAGTCCGGAAATACAGGAAAGATTATTTCTATGGATAGTACGTCAGGTTCTTACACTGTACTAATGGATAACGGAAGAACCGGTGATTTCAGAATGGATGAAATCGTTGACATTGAGGAAGCTCTAAAATCTGCTGGTGAAGAAAATCAGGAAGCTGATGAAACTCAAGAGGAGGTTAAAGAGAACGAAACACCGATAGAAACTGCTGAAGAAAATACAGAGGATGCTTTGGAAGAGTCTTCTCAGGATATGGCAGTAGCTCCGGAGAACAAAACAGCATCTGAAAAGGATAAAACTCCAGCTTCTACACTAAAGGCAAATACTTCTGAAGCACCTGCAGCTAAGGATCAAGATGAAGCTGGTAAAAAAGATATCGAGAAAGAAGACCACGCTAATTTAGAAGAAGCTCCTGAAGGAAGCGAAAAGGAAACTGATTATAGCGTTAAGCTTAAGGATTCTTTGGTTGATAAGATTGGGTATAACGTAAATGAAAATACAGAGGAAGTGGAGTCATCAGATAACGAAATGGCTACAGCTCCTTCCGAAGGAAATTCGGAGTTGTCTGAAAGAGATGTTGAAAACACAGATCAGCAATTAGCAGAAGCACCGGGTGGAAGATCTCATGCGGATTATGAGGTAAAATCAGTTAAAGCTGAAGAGTCAAATCCTGACATGGTAAAAACAGACTCAGACATGGCATCTGCTCCTGGAGATGGTACTGACAAGGAATTACATCACGAAGTTGGCGATGAGATGGGATATAACCTTGATGAGGCTGATGATATGGAAAAAACAGATCAGCAATTATCAGTTGCCCCTGGTGGTGAGCACAAAGCAGAATATGATGTTGAAGTTGCCAAGGCAGAAAAAGCAGCAGCCGATATCATGAAAACTAACCAGGAATTAGCAGAAGCACCAGCAGCTGGTACTGAAGCAGAAACTGATTTAGAAGTTAACCCAGAAATGGGATATAACATTGACGAAAGCGAGGAGTCAAAAAAAAACTAAGAAAAATACTTAGTAAAGTTTGGTCTTTTGCTCCTACGGGAGAGGAGCAATCTGAATCTCCAGAGCCTTTCGTCGATAATATCGAAGATAAAATGAGCGTCGCCCCAGATGGAAAGGAACCTACTGGGGACACGCTCATTTCTTCTGAAGATGGTACCGAAGAGGATAAGGCTTAGGTCGAAACTAACCTCGAGGTTTAAACTAAAAATAATATAAGTATAAAGGTTATGGCAAAGGCTTATGTAAGGAATAAAGATCTGATGGCTGCAGTATTGGAGTCAAAGGAAAAAGGTGAACTCACACCTGAGACTATAGAGATGTTTGGCCTAATGGTTCAAGGTATATCTAAGAAGATGGCTTACCGGGATCCTGATGATAAAGCAGACTGTATGGCTTTTGCTATGGAGGACCTTTGCAAATATTGGAATAGGTTCAATCCAGAAAAATCTAATAACCCCTTTGCATACTTTACACAGATAGCTAAAAATGGTTTTGCTAAAGGATGGAAAAAAATACATCCACCAAAAGCTCCAAAAACTATTCCTTTTTCATACATAACCGGAGATGACAATACGTATAATGTGTAGAAATGCCGGATATAAAAAAAATAAAACCCAACGGGGATTATAAGTCTGGACTATATGTAGCTCAAAACCCAGACAAATATATCGGCGACGTTCATAACATAATATGTAGATCCTCGTGGGAATTTAGATTTTGTCGCTATTGTGACAATAATGAAAAAATCCTTAAATGGAGTTCTGAACCTATATCAATTCCTTATTACAATCCATTAGATAAGAAAGAGCATCAGTATAATGTGGATTTTTATATGCAGGTCCTTAAAGATGATGGACAAACACAGGATTGGATAATAGAGGTAAAGCCAGAAAAGCACTTTAAGAGACCGATTCTAGAGGGAAATAGCACACTCAAAAAGCTTAAGTCTTATAATCACAAGATGCAAATATGGATTACCAACCAAGCAAAATTTAAAGCGGCTCAGAGATGGGCAGATGCTAGAGGCTATAAATTCGGCGTGGTTGATGAGAATTTTTTATTTAAGAGCAAGTGAAATCCTTTGAAGAGCAGATAAAGGATTTGAGGGATGGATCTAGTTCGGTCTCTCAGGTTTCGACCGATTCAAACAGATACTTTTTTGGTAAGTATGGCCCAGGCGGTGATGGTGGTAATATGAAATTTGATGGAAATTTTATACCTGGGAAAATTTATTCAGCTTCATATAAAACCAAGACAATGGTTTCTGAAAAACATCCATTCATAGATAGGTCTCCAATATTCATGTTTGTAAAGAAGGAAAGACATAACGGTTCTGATATTCTGATTTCTCTAGATCTTAATGTTATTCCTCCCGACTATAGAGGGAACATTTTATTCAAATTATGGGAACAGTACTTTCCCCTATTTAAGGAAAATTCCCAGCTTCCTTACTCCTCTCAAGCTCCGGTAAGAAATATTACTCAATCTTTTGACAGGCTCCTAAGCGGGACTGGGTGGAAAACATCTTTAACGGGCTTTAAGAGGGATTTTATAGCAGAAGTGAGCGTTGTAGATTATGAGGATTGGGTCAGAATCCCATATATTTCCGATTTTAGGATAGAGGGTCAATCTACCAGTGGGATATATAATGATTATAGATCGAAATTAAATGCTTAGTCTCTAATACAAAAACTAGATCATATTACTATAAATGGCCGGATTTAACGAAAATCAAGAAGGAAGCCCAATATTCCAGAGAATACGAGAGTCTGTAAAGTCTCTTAGTAACTTTGGTATGAGATATGGTGATATGGTGATTAAGAACTCGCAAGCTATCGGGTCGATAGAAGCTGAGTTCATGAAAAAGCAAGCTATTGACGATGAAAGCTTGCTTTATTCTTTAGGAAGGCAAGACACTACAACCAGGCAGTTTATTAGTTATTATGATAAAGATTATGCTGGTAAAAGGGATTATCTAAGAAAGTTTGCTTTAAATCCTGAAATTGAGTACATCCTGGATACCGTTTGTGATGAAGCTATAACTTTCGATCCCCAAAACTTCTTCGCACATCCTGCATTCCTAAACTTAACTGACGTAAAGGACAAAGTAAAGGATAGAATCGACGAAAACTTTAAAAAGCTGTACGACATGTTCGGCTTTACTGATGATATAAGTGCTTGGCAATACTTCAGGCAATTGATGGTTGATGGATTCCTTGCCTTTGAGATTGTATATAATGACAAGGGTAAGGAGATAATAGGATTTAAGGAATTAGATGCTACAACTCTAATGCCTTCTGTTGAAAAACAGCCAGACGGAACATATCTAAATGTTTGGTATCAGTATCCTAATGATATTAACAAGAGAAGGATGCTCTATGATTCTCAGGTTATTTATATTTCTTTTGCCAAAGGTAATACAGTTTCTCGGGTTAGTTATGTTGAAAGACTTATTAGGCCTTACAACATTCTAAGAATTATAGAATACACCAGGGTTATTTGGTCTGTAATGAACGCATCTTTTAGAATGAAGATGACGGTACCAATTGGATCGAGGTCACCTCAAAAGTCAATGCAGACCTTAGGTGAATTGATGAGTATCTACAAAGAAGATATTAGGTTTAATGATGAGAGCGGGGAATTAACTGTAGATGGTAGACCTAAAATACAGTTCTACAAAAATTACCTTATGCCTTCTGGTGTAAATGGTACTCCAACTATAGAGCCTATAAATAATGCTGGACCAAACCTTAACGACCCTCAACCGCTTGCTTACTTTTATGACAAGCTGGTTCAAGAATCGAAGGTTCCTTTTTCTAGATTCCAGGGTCCTGACGGCGGATCGATTGGAAATTATTCAAATGGCGCTGAAGGACTTGATAAGGAAGAAATAAGATTTGCCAAGTTTATTACTAGGCTTAGATCTATTTTCCAAGATGTCCTTGTTAAGCCACTTTGGATACAGATGTGTAAAGACTTCCCCGAGCTGGAGAAGGATTATTTGTTCAAGAGTCAGTTGGGCTTGGAATTTGTTTCTGATAATCCGTTTAGGATAAACCAGGAGATAGAAACCATGCTTAAAAAGAAGGAGCAAATAGATGGCATGTACACTTTAACCGACGACTCTGGTGAGCCCTTCTTCTCTTTAGCTTATTTAATTGAATCCCATCTGGGTATGAATGCTGATGATATTAAAGGTAATAAGGAGGCGATTCAAAAAAGGAAGGAAGAAGAAGCTAAAAAGGCTGAAGAAGAAAAGGATGAAGATGAAGCACAGGAACCCGCAGAGGAATCAACGGAGGAAGCCCCTCCTCAAGAATAAGTAATAAAGGATGGCAGGATTTTTAGATTACGTAGCAGAAAGATCTTTCCTTGGGAATCTTTATAAGAATTTATCCAAGGTGGGGAGATTTGGTATGGAGTACGAAGACATGGTTATTCGTAACTCCCAAGCTATTGGTGCTACAGAATCTAATTTCTTTAATGAGCAAGGTACAGGATTCACTGAGAATAATGCTTTTTATTGGACTCTTGGTTATCAAGATACTAAGGTAAGAAAGTATATAGCATATTTCGATAAGGACTATTTAGGCAAAAGAGACTTCCTTAGGAAATTTTCCCTTAACGGCGAAATTGATTTTATCTTAGATACACTTACAGACGATGCTATAAATTATGATGACAAGAATTTTATTGGGTATCCATCTCTTTCTAATATAGACCTAAAGCCTAATATTATAGATAAACTAGACGAAAACTATAGAAACATGTATATGCTTTTTGGTTTTCAACAGGGAATACTAGCTTGGCAATATTTTAAGCAATTTCTTATAGATGGATTTCTTGCTTTTGAAATCGTATATTCCACCGACGGTAAAAAAATAGTTGGTTTTAAAGAGCTAGACCCTACTTCATTGCAACCTGCTACACAACCTCAACCAAATGGTGAGTATCAACAAATATGGATTCAGTATCCTGGTGATAGCAAGATGACCAGAAATCTTAAAAGCGAGCAGGTTATCTATATTTCTTACGCAAAGGGTAATACTATATCTAGGGTAAGCTATGTAGAACGTTTAATTAGATCCTATAATATTCTAAGAATCATGGAAAACACCAGGGTTATATGGAATGTTATGAATGCATCATACAGACTAAAATTTGTAATTCCTGTGGGTTCCCAATCTCAACAAAAGGCAATGCAGACATTGGGACAGCTTATGTCTATTTACAAGGAAGAAATGGAAATAAACGATTCTTCGGGTGAACTCACTGTAAATGGTAGACCGAAGGTTCAATTCTATAAGAACTACTTATTTCCGGAAAAAGATGGGCAATCTCCCCAAATTGAAACATTAGATCCTAATGGTCCTGATTTCAATGTAATGGATAACGTAATTTATTTCTACAATAAGCTTAAACAGGATTCAAAGATACCATATGCAAGGTTTGCTTTCAGAAACGGAACTCCTGCTAATTATCAAATTAGCATCGACCAATTGGAAAGGGATGAGATTAGATTTGAGAAATTCCTAACAAGGCTCAGATCTATTTTCCAAGAAATATTGGTGAAACCCTTGTATATACAAATGTGTCTTGATTTTCCTGAATTATCTAAGGACAGATCTTTTAAATCAAATTTAGGCCTAACTTATGTTAGGGAGAATCTTTTTGAAGAATTTATACAGCTTCAGAATTATACTAAGAGAGCACAGTTTGTAAATGATCTTGGTGAGATGAAGCAGAAGATTGGTGAAGAGGAAGAACCTTATTTTGATAAGAATTTCCTAATAAAGAGGTATCTTGGACTTACGATGGACGAGTATAAGAAAAACGAGAAGTATAAGGAGATGGAGCAGAAAAAGGCCGAGGAAAAGGCTAAGGAAGCTGGAGGTGAGGAGGAATCTTCAGATAGTTTCACACTATAAATAAGTAAGGTTCTTAAATCAATTTTTATGTTAAAGGTTTTAGTAGTAGGTGAACTCTGTATAGATCGGTTTGTTTACGGAGAGGTAAGTAGAATGTGCCCAGAAGCTCCAGTTCCTGTTTTTAACCCAATCGAAATTGTAGAAAATAATGGGATGGCGGGGAACGTCGTGGATAACCTGAATTCTTTAAGTGATGACATAGAGGTTGTTCATTGGCATCAGGCTAATAAGATAGAGAAAATTAGGTTCGTTGAGAAGAAGAGTAACCATATGATTGTTCGGGTTGACGAGGGCGAAAGTTTTCCAATGGATTCTTTTTCCTTTATGTCTTCTAGAAAGAGAGGTACGATTAACGAGTCTGATCTGGTAATAATCAGCGACTATAACAAGGGATTTCTTACCACATCTCATATAGAGCAAATAGCTAATCAGGGCAGCTTGGTTCTTATGGATAGTAAGAAGAAATTGTCTGAAGATCTTATACAGGAAATAACATTCGTTAAACTGAATGAGATAGAATATGAAAACAACAAGGACCTGGCGGATAAGTACCCAGAGAAGTTTATAATAACCCTAGGTTCCAATGGTGCTATGTTTAACGGAGAGATCTACCCAAGTTCAAATCCACAGGATACCATCGATGTAAGTGGTGCTGGAGATACTTTTATATCTGCCTTTTCGCTGAAGTACTTATCTACTGGTAATACTGGTGAATCTATTGAATTTGCTAATAGCGCTTGTGCAAATGTGGTAAATAAAAAGGGGGTAGCAGTACCAGATTCTTCGTTTAGGATATAATAATCCGTCTCAATTTTTTAGCTAATTAAATCCACTTTGCTGTGGATTCTTTTTTTATTTGCGTTCTTATTGCTTAGTTTTGTTTAAAATACACTGATATGCTTAAAGAGCTAGAAATATTTTGCCAGCTGGAAGAACTTACAGGTAACGGTTCACAAAAGGAGAAACAGAGATTGATCTCACAAAATCTCACCGAGGAGATGTCTTATATTCTGGATATCTGTTTTAATCCATTTGTAACAACCAAACTACACAAACTAGACCTCTCAGAGGAGCAACCAGTGAGAAGTTATTCAACAAATCCCGATTCATTTTGGGATTCCTTTGTTTCTCTCATAGAGGATCTGAAGAATGCTCCAGCAGCCAATGATTTATTGAGAGGAAGGGCGCAAGATTTACTGGACCATTCTTTTGTGCAATACCCAGATCAGGATCTCGAAATGAGAAAGATGCTTATGAGGATCCTCACTAAGAGAATGAATGTAGGAATTGGCGCAAAGCTTATAAACAAAGCTGTCGGGAAGGAAATCATTCCGGATCCTTCTTTAATGTTAGCTACGGATAAGCAGGAGGAAATTGAAAAGTGGGATAAAATATATTGCGAGGAGAAATACGTCGGTGTTCGTGTTATTGCCATGATGAATCCTGATAGATCATTCTCTTTTTATACTCGTGCTTTTAATGAGTTGGATGCCTCTAAGCTTAGTAACATTGCTAAGGATCTTTCCCTTATCTCTGATGCAGCTGGACATACTGCTATTTTCTATGATGGCGAGTTAACAGATTTAAACAGAAAGTCTGTTTCGGGAAAGGTGACACAGATTCTTAAAGGCACAGCCCCAGACAATATAGATGCAAATTTCCTTTTTAATGTGTTTGATATGGAGGATAATTCAACACTCGAAAAAGGAAGGGGCTCTGTTCTTTATATTAAAAGGAGAAAGAAGCTATCAGAAACGCTGGACCTTCTACCAGAGGGATCAAATATTAGGTTAGGTCAGATGTGGGAGGTGGATTCTATGGAGGATACCTTGGTCATTTATAAAGACATTGTAAATCAAGGTGGAGAAGGAGTTATATGTAAAAACGACCACCTCTATGAATGTAAAAGAAGTAAAAGTTGGATAAAACTTAAAGAGGTCAACGATTGTGATCTCGAAGTTGTTGGGTGGTATCCAGGCGAGGGTAAAAGGGAGGGATTTATAGGTGGACTGGATTGCACTGATAAATCAAAAACTCTCAACGTAAAAATTGGTTCTGGATTTACTGATAAAGATCTAGAAATACTAAGCGAAAATCCGAATGATCTTATAGGTAAGATTGCAGCTGTGCAGTATAACGTAACAATTACGGATAAGCACGAAAATCGAAGTCTTTTCTTACCCAGGTTTATAGAAATTAGGAACGATAAATCCGACCCAGACGACATGTCTAACTTGTTCTAAATGGGAAACTTAAGGCTCTTTTTTCTGTACAAGGATAAAGAGCTTTTTTATGATAGACCAACTCCTTACTGAGAAGTTAAGACCGAAAGAAATTAGACACATGATCCTCCCTGATAGGATCCGGTCTTTATTTGATAATAAGGGACTAAATCACAATGTACTTTTAGCAGGATCTCCTGGATGTGGGAAAACCACTCTGGCAAAGATACTTTCGAACGGTCTCCCGCACATCTTTATAAATGTTTCTGATGAGAGTTCAGTAGACACTATCAGAACAAAGATAAATGACTTTTGTTCCACCATGAGCATTATGGATGGTAAGTCTTCTAAAAAGGTTGTTGTCCTTGATGAGTTTGATGGTGCTTCCGATCAATTTTATAAGGCTCTTAGAGGTACAATAGAAAAATTTGCTTCTAATACAAGGTTCATAGCTACTTGTAATTGGCTCAATAAAGTACCAGATGCTATACAAAGCAGATTTGAGGTAATTAACTTTGATCCGATAAATCAAGCGGAGGAAGAGAAGATACGGACAGAATGGAGATCCCGAATCAAGCTAATTCTGGGCAAACTTTCTATTTCAATAGATGATGCTTCACTTGATGAGTTTGAGAAGGAGTACTTCCCAGATCTTAGATCTTCTCTTAACCGTATTCAATCTTGGGTGATTGAGGGAGTTAAAGAGATAGATATATCAAGGGTACGAGATTCTGGATGGTCTTACGAGGATCTTTATAATATGATATTTACATCTAAAGATCCAATAGGAAATTACCAAATAATCGTTGGTCAATACTCATCAAAGGTTGATGACGTAATGGCAGCACTCGGGGAGGAGTTTATTCAATGGATTATGAAGAATAAATCATCTCACTCAAATATCGTACCTGCTGTGGTAGTTGAGGTTGCTCATCATCAGGCCCAAAGACAGTTGGTAATAGATCCTGTTGTTAGTTTACTTTCCCTCATTTTTAAGATACAAAAATTTATAGACTAATGGATTTATTACCAGAAGAGATTCGGAAAAACACTTACCTCTATAAGTTTTATAAAAGAGGTGAAAAAGCCATTATGTATGAGCAAACAGAACCAGATAGTGGTATTACTGTTGCTTACGAGGTATTTAAAAGAAAAATAGATAAGCCAAAGATTGTTTTTGGAATTCAGCTCAATGAAAGGGAGATATTCCCAGGTAACGAGGATTTTGGTAAATGGGCTTGGGCAATTTCTGACGAGGGTAGAGCCTTAGAAAAGTTTGATTTGATAGAGAACCAAGTGGATGAATAAACAGGGTTTAATATTTTTTTTAATTATTGCTTTAGCACAGTCGGGAGCTTGGTTCCAACAATTTTCTCAAGTTAGGTGGGATTGGTTTAGAAACAACACCTGGTTTAACATTGGGATTTTAGGAATTGTCCTATCTATACTTTTTGTCTATGGAGCTAGAGTAGGATACGCAGCATGGGAAAGTGTGTGGAAAGTAAGATTAATACAATTCTCTATCGGTGCTTTTGTTGTTTCTTTTTGGAGTTGGATAATCTTAGGTGAGGGTGTCAATTTAAAAACATTTGTTTGCCTTTTACTAGCTTTAATGATTATCATCATACAGGTTTTTTGGAAATAATATGAAGAGACTTATAATAGTTGGTAAAGGTGGCTCTGGTAAGGATCACTTAAGAAAAATACTACAGGGAAGGGGACTTAGGTATTGTGTTTCCCACACCACTAGGCCCCCAAGGGAAGGAGAGGTAAGCGGTAAAGATTATCATTTTATATCTTCAGATACCGCACATCAGGAGTTTATTAGATCTGGTAATTACTATGAATACGTAATTTTTAACGGGTGGATTTATCTTACCTCCCTGGATGAATTCAATGCTAGTAACCTGTTTATTATGACCCCCTCTGGACTTCTTTCTATGAAGCCTGCGGATAGAAAAGAATCCGTTGTACTATACTTAGATATTGATGAAAAAACAAGGAGATCTAGGTTATCTAAAAGGAATGATGCAGATAAGCTCGAAAGGAGATTAGAAGCTGATTATAATGACTTTGAGGATTTTATTGATTATGATTTTAGAATTACAGACCCTTATTTTAAGGATATTGGTGAATTTGGAAATTTAAATTTTTATAGAAATGATTAATATACTTATAGATGGCAATTATATCTTCCATAAGACCTTTGGTGTTTTTGGTGGATATGGAAATAAGAATCCCATGGATATCCTCGGAACTTCCAATGAGCAATCCATGTTCATTCGCAAGATTTCAACTGATCTTACATCTTCTTTAAGATCTATCCCAACTGGTGGTAGGTTAGTTTTTGCTGCTGATAGTAGAAGCTGGAGGAAGGATGTTGAGATTGAGGGTGGTGGTTATAAATCTAATAGGGTAAAGGACGAAGAGGTTGACTGGAGCGTATTTTTTAACCTCCTTACTTCTTACGGGGAACATTTGGAAAAAATGGGATTTATTTTTTCTAAGGTAAATGGAGCTGAAGGTGACGATTTGTTATATTTCTGGGCTGATTATCTAACCTCGAAGGGTGAAAATTGTATCATAATCTCTGGTGACAAAGATCTACATCAGCTTGCAAGGTGGAAGCAAGACAATTGGACAATTGTGTGGAACGCTAATTCCAAAAATAATATACTCTCAGTTCCCAAAGGGTGGGAAGAGAAATGGTTAAATAAGAACTCTGAGGTATCTGTTTTTGACATGGGAAGCATAATGGACCCAGATAAGGAAAAGCTTAAGGAGTTTAAAAAGAGGGTGGATGTTAATGAGATATCCCCCCGGGATTTTGTTTTTGTAAAGATGCTCGTTGGTGATAGAGGAGATGCAGTACCTGGTATTTGGGAGGTAAAAAATGGTTCTAAAATCCAGGGGGTTACCCCAAAAAAGGCAGAAGTTGTATTGGAATCCTTGCAAACCACTAAGTGGGCAAAGCTACCTTTTTCTGATTTAATTGACGATGATGAATTTTTGGAATGGACTGCTGGATATTGCATTAGGTTACTGAAGGATATAGACAGTAAGGAAAACAGGGAGAAAGCAGCTAACAACCTAAGGAGAAACTATAAACTTATGTGGCTGGATAAAACTGTTATACCCTCTGAAGTTATTAGTGGAACTATAGAGGAGCTAAAGAGAGGAATATCCTTGGAGAAAAAGTCTATAACGTTAGACAGGGTTAAGATAATTGAAGGGACAAATTGGGTAAGTTCCCAAAATGCTCCCAGCCAGTTTGACCCATTTAAAGACTTTAATTAATGGAGCTTTTTGACGTAGTAAAAACCATATTCAAAAAAGATCAGGACTGGGATAAGGTTTCTAGAAATGATAAGGTGAGAAATTTTTTCATGATTAATAGGATTATGTCAATCCAGTTCCCGATACAGGCAGACCAATTCAATCACACTAAAATCTTACCAAGACCTGTAGTTGATTGGTGGCACGGAACCCTAAGCAAGCACTACACCAAAATTCCAGGATGGATATTTACGAAAACTAAAAAAAGCAAAAAAGGTTCGGCTGCTAATACGAACTACGAAGCTTCGCCAGATGTTGAAAAGTTTGTTATGAATAGGTTTGAAATATCCAGGAGAGAATTAGTGGACCTTAAGAAGTTTTACCCAGAAAAATATCAACAGTGGATGGAATCAATTAAGGAACAATTAGATATGACAAAGAAGTAGGTTCGATATATAACATATACGCTCCTAATGGACATGATATGAGAAAGGATTTCAGAAAACTTATAGAAAAGGTAATTCAGAATTTAGACTGGGACACAATTTTCGAAATACACAAGGCCTTCAAATTTGGTATTGGTGAAGGGAGTGAGGTAATACCTGGATTGAAAAGAAAGATTTTTAGCGAAGATCTTACAAAAAATGATGTAAAGAGCGAACTAAAAGCCTTGTTAAGATTTGTAATCAATAATGATATTTCTAAGTTTTCTTACGGCCCTTGGATGCTATTCTGGTTTAATCAAGATTGGGATATAATGTTTGAAGATCCTGAGGTTGATGACCTGACCGAGGCGGAATTGGAGGAATTTAAAGTTGATTCTAGATTGGAGGTAATCTTTTCTCCCCAAAGGATTTGTTTGACTGTTGATGCTAGACCGGAAGTAAACGGGGATGAGTTATCAAGTGAAGAGGTAATTCTAACAAAAATGCTTAAAAGAGCTTTAAAATCTGAAAACTATGAACTTGCTGGAAAAATACAGGAAGTCTTGGATTCAAATAATTCTGAGTCAACAACAGATAAATAGATAAAATAAATTCAAACCTTGAGGTATATTAAAACTATAAATGAATTTTTTGATGTTGGTGTATTTGGTGACACTTATGGATATGGCGGAGCTAATGGTATCTTTAAGGTTCAGTATAAACCCTACAAGGATCTTTCAGTTTCTGTTGGTCCTGACCCAAATCAAAAAAGGAATGTAAGAGGGTCTCAATTTCAGGTTGGTGATTTAGTTATAGGTATTCCTGTAGATTCCAAAGACAAAGTTGCGGGAATGATCGTAAGGGCGGAAAGAACCCCAGATAACAAGTCCTATAAGTACTTCGTACAGGTTCACTCGAAAGGTAAAGATAGCGAGGAGGTTTTGGAGCTTATCCCAGACTCCGTTGAATTTATTGATAACGGGGATAAAGGACACAAGCAAATAATATCCCACTTTAAACTAGATACTATGCCCTCTGGTGTTTACAATTCTCCTACGGTATACAACAACACTAAGCTTGGAATCGAAGCTATTGGAAGTTAGAAACTTTTGATCGTTTGCCTGCTAAAACACTTTGATGATACTAGGCAGGAATTTAAATCGGATAGGTTATACTAGCAAGGTAATTGGTCCAAAGACCAAGGACGTGTCTATTTTTGCCGAAACTGTGTTGGGACTAGTTTCAGAAAATCAAGAAAGAGGCATATCTGTTACCTGTATAGAGGTAGAACAAGGATTCCATCCTTTGGACTTTTCCGTCATCGAGGACGGTAGCCAGGAATCTGATGTTATCTGGGAAGTTTTCCAATTTTTGAAGTCAAATCGACATCGTCTTTTCTTCTTCCTGCCAAGTTACTATTTTTTGGGGAGTCAAATTCCTGAAGTTGTAACTGGCACAAAAGAAGTCTTAAAATCCCTATCTGTATTCCTTGACCAGGTTGGTGTAAGGGAAACGTCTATAATTCTTAGGATTGGTAGCGCTTATGGTGCAAGGAAGCCTACTATGGAAAGATTTTGTGATGTGATAGAAGGGCTTGAGAGTTCAATAGGTGAAAAGCTTTCGGTGTGTAATGACGAGAAGCCAAGCCTTTTTTCTGTAACCGATTTATTAAGTGGGATATTTTACAGGATTGGGATCCCTATAGTTTTTAGATTTTTACCACATCAGTTTAATGCTGGTAGCCTTTCTACTAGGGAGGCTTACTTTCTAGCGGTTTCAACTTGGGTTAAAGGAAAGGTACCTATTTTTATGCATTCTGAATCCTCCGAGGTTGATGAGAATGGTATTTCCCTTTCCCCAGCACCCTCTGATTATCTAAGACATCGAATACCAACTTTTGGTTTAGAAATAGATGTCATCATAGATCTCCCAACAGGATTGAATGGGTGTATGCATTACTTGGCTAATTCGATTTCTTTCAAGCCAATGGTAATCAACAAAATTGGAAAGAAATAATTTTTATTGTACGCTTCCTTTGCTTAGTTTTGTCTAAATTCTAAATATGCCGGAATTAGCTGAATTGAAATTAACCTCGGATTTTGTAAATCTAGCATCTGAGAATAAAGCCTTTACTCACATTAGTAAGAACCCGGACCACAAGTGGAATGAAATTGACTTTGGTGAGGATTTTACAATAGAATCCCAAAGTAGAGGAAAGGAAATTAAACTGGTGTTAAGATCTACACAAACAGATAGAACAAGTAATCTAATGATGACTATGGGTATGGGAGGGCATTTTCAATGGGCAAATCCAAGGGAAAGCATTAAGCACACACATCTTTTTTTCCATGCTAAAAATGGAGGACACCTAGCCTTTGTTGACGTTCGTAGATTTGGTAAATGGAAATGGGGAGAT